TTTCTTGTAAACCTATTACACTATATGGTGTAGTATGATTACGAGAAAAGGAATACCCTAGCTGTCTTTTTATTTGTACTTTCCAAACATAATCTAGAAGTTCAAGTCTAGTTTTGTTTTCTAAACCTTTATTGTAAAATAGTTGTTTACATTCTTCTATAAGTTTAGGTTTCTTTTTTGCTATTGCTTTTCGTAATTTATTAGCTTCTTTTAAAGAAAAATCACAAATTTTTTCTTCCATTACTAATTCCATTACATCTTCTTGCGTTGTGGCAACTCCATATGTATGTAATAAATATTTTTCTAAAGTTTTTATTTCTTCTTCATCCAATTTCCATTCTTTTAACTCTTTATACCATAATTTTATATTATTCTTATATTCTACAAATGTATCAATTGGATTGGTTTCCCCGTCTCCCATTAATCTCATGACAGAATTGCCTATTGCCATAGTAGGTAAATCGTAAGGTTTAATTTTTCTACTTGCTTCTAAGCCAACCTTTGTATTAAATTGAAATAAGTCTTCAATTTTATTATCACCTATCATTTCCCACATTTCTTTTGTTTTATAATCTAAAACATCAGGATGTATATATGTATTATATGTATTTTTCAAATTACCCTGCCATTTTATTTTTTTTATATTCTATCAGTAGGTCTAATTCTGTTCTAATTTTATCCAGTGCTTCTATAGTTAAGCAATCTACCTTTAGTCCCCCACAATAATCACTGTCCGTCATATTCCAAGCTGTTGTATATTGTCCATTAGGTGCTTTCATTAAACTATTTTGATTTACATATCCATTTTTAAATACATAAACTCCACTTGCATGTATTGATCTACCTGATATTAAATTAGAAATAGCCATCATTGTTTCTTTTAAATTAGGATATTTGGTTACTTCATTGATAAATTCAGTTAACGGTTTACGTTCCTTTTCTTCATTTCCATAAAAACAATCTTCTAAACTCCAATTAGAACCACGTTCAAATGGTATTAAATCTGCTATAAATTGTGCAATATCATTATCTATGTCTAATCCTCTACATGAAGTTAATACGGTACTTTTTGAACCTTCTGTTTTAAAAGTACATATATTTAAGACATTATCAAATCCAAAAAATTGTTTTAAAGAATCAAAGATGCCTTGTCTTTTTAGGGCTTCTGAATCTAAATCCACATCAGGTAATTCCTTTTATACCCCATGTTTCCATGTACTTTAACACTAATTTAATAGTGGGAATAGACTATATCTTCACCCATTATTTACAATGGGGCTTCGCACTTCGGAAAGGAGGCTGAATTAAACCTTTCCTACTCTACTCACTTCCATCAAATGTATTATGATGTGCTTTCGATAGTCGTTTGACTTAAAATTTGTTTATATTACTATATCCTTACTATTTGATACCCTTGTATTATTTCACCTTTTATCATTTTATATCTTAATCTTCTTGAGAAACCTTTTTCTAATAAAAACTGATGTGCTTGTTGAGTTAAATTAAAATTAAATATAATATCGCCATTTAATAGAATCTTACCTTCTTTATGATTAGGGTTTTTAATTCCTTGATTGTCTGTATTTTTACTTATTGCTTTTTTAGTTTCTTCAGAATGATTCCGACCAACCCATGGGTGTTTATGAATTTTCCACATGCTTTCATATGTCCCATTTTGTTTTTTTCTTTCTACTCCTTTTTTGACACCTTGTAAAAATTTTTCTTTATTTTTACTCCAAGCTTTTTTTTGAGGCTATCCCTATTTTCATCTTTGTTTCTTCTGACAATTTTGTTCCTTTTCGTATTTTTAAAAATAGCTTTGATTTATTTTCTCTCAAAGAAGGATTAAGTTCATAAGATTTTTTTTATTGACATGGATAACTTTTCACGATAAGCACGTTTTTCTTCGCTATTCATACCATCAATAACATTTCCCCATTGTCCTCCTTCTGCAATATTATAAAAATTTTTGCTTTGTTGTGCATTATAATATCTTATCCATTTTCTTTCACATTCTTTAAGTTCCTCTATTGAATTACATTTCTCCAATAACTCAACTTTAAAATTTTCTTTTTTGTATTTTTTTATTGCATGTTTTATTATTTTCCCTGAGCCTAAATAATTACTTTTAAATACATTAGAAGTTTTTAACCCAATATATTTTTTATTGTTTACTAAGTTGGTTGTTATGTAAATATATCCTATCATTGTTTTCACCTCCTTTTGTTTGAAAAATCATTTTGTATCGTATATATTTAATAGGTAAGTGTAATAAACAAAATTTTAAGCACAGGATTGCCATATCATTTCTGACTTAGGTTTCTCCTGTTAGCACTTAATCTAACTATCATTTCCTATAGCTCCTAACCGTATTAAGCACACCTGTTGCCACAGTTCACGAAGTTTTAACATAATATTACTATTATGTGACCCTCTATATCAAAGGTCTAGTTGCTGTTACATGACGCCAATGTGGTAAATTCCATTTTATAGGGTTTAGTTGAGTTATACTAATAAGATAAGCAGTATAAAATCCTGTTACGCTTCCTCTTGCTACTCCAACAAGACTGTTACCCATATTATCATCCCACATTATATCTACAATCTTTCTTGTTAGTACATAATAAGCTGATAATCTCATTTTTATGTTTTCAGATATTAACCATAGTTCTTTTAACTCAATATTAATTCGATCTAGATTTTCATCATTTAATTCTTGTTTTTTTTTCTTCAAATCCTTGCTCAATTAAATATAAAAAATATAAATCTTGAATATAAGGACTATAAGCATACTTTTGAATATATTCATACTTATCATAGTAATGCTTAAATAAGTGACTCAACCTAAACTTAGGAGGCTCTATCTCTGGAACTATAACGCCATGTTGTAGGTCATATGTTTCTAATTTGTTATATATATCTTGAGTATTTTCTATTGAGTTTTTTTATTTCTTCTAAAGTTAAATAATCTTTTAAATAATCATAAAGTTCATTAGTAGACATCATATAAGTAGATGAATAAAAATCATCTACTTCTCTGTCTCCTTCCTTACTATTTAAATAAGCTGCATGAACTTGTCTATGTTCTTTCTTCAAGTAATGAGTATCTGTAGTGATTATGTATTTTAATCCATATGCTTTAGCTATATGAATAGCCATTTTATTAAATATAATTTGTTCTTGCATTTCAGAAGGCTGAATTTCTATATAGAAATTTTCTTTTGTAAATATTTCTATACACCAACTAATAAACTTATGTATTTTTAATTTAATACTATTTATTAAAGGTTCATTGTTTTCCAATTGAGCCTCATATAATTTTAATATAAGGTTTGCTAATTCCCCACCTAAACAAGCAGTGCTTCCAATTAAATGTCCTTTATTATTACTTATTATTTTTTCCATATCTTTTTTTTATTGTAGGTACTCTTTCCATTTGACTAGTATAGAAAGAATTTTTCCATGCTTGAGATGATAGCTCTCTTAATTGTTTATGTCCTATTTCGTCTTTAGCAACTAAGACAAAATGATAGAATTTAGTTTCACGACTAACATAGTTATCTCTTACATCTTCCAAATTATCTACTAAATATATTTCATTTCCTAATCCTAATTTAAAATTATTTCGCATTTTATCTAATAGTTCTAGATTTTTAAATTTTTTTAATTAATTCTTTTTCTTGTACTCCTTCTTTTCTCATTTTCTCAACTGTTTCTTTATCTCTTCTCAAACTTAATACATACTGTAGAATCTCAATATGTCCTGAAACACATTCATGGTCAGTTATACAAACTCCAATATGACCTAATTCAATAGCATAATCAACTAAGTCTTTTTCTTTTATTATGCAGTCTAATAAACGCAAATTAGACCTATGAGTATGATTATGAATATCTATATATTTCATATGCTTAAGTTCTTCTTCTATCTTTTTTATAAGATCTGTATTCAATTGTTTTCACCTTCTTACATTCCTTTATTTTCTCTTTCAATAATATTAGAAAATCACCTCATCTACTTTTCTAACATAAAAGTCTAAAATTTCTAATTGAGGATATTTCACATCATTATATTCATTTGTACTAGCATAACAAACAACATCCAGCTTAACTGTCTTAGGTGCTTTACCAAAGCCTTTTTTATTTTTCATCTTCATTTTATTTAACATTTCTTCATTAGCAAAAAATTTGATGAAAGTAATGTCATATTTTTTAAATCTTAATACATTTTTTCGCTCTCCTAATAACTCAATATTTTTAGTTTCCATATTAATATCAGTTATAGCGAACTTAGGTTTTTTCAATGTATTTCCCCATATATCTTGATAACTTCCAATCTCCATAATTTGTTCTTTATTTAATCTTCCTACAGGTATCTCATAGTCAACCAAATGTGTATCTTCCATAACTGTATTCTTTAACATTTCTTCTATAGTATTATTAATTTCAAATAAATTTTCTTTTTTTATAGAAAAACCTGCTGCCCCGTCATGTCCTTTTACCCATTCAAATTTATTAGTATCTACTAAAAACTTATTAAAATTTTCTATAGGACTCATATCATAATCCCTCATTGAACCACCATAGACACCATCACTTTTTTTTTCTAAGTAAAACACAAGGCTTTTTATATTTATCTGCTAGACCATTAGCTACCAATCCTGTTAATGTTGAGTTTTCTAGCTCATCTGTACCATCTACTATTAAAATTTTATTTTTATCTAATTGTTTTTCACTTATTTTACTTTCAAGTTTCTCAATTCCTTTGGCTTTTGCTCTATCTTGTCTACTTTTTGCATTAGTACAAATTCTAACCATTTCTTCCTGTAATGTTTTTAAAACTTTATCGGGTTTAGGGTCAGTTTTTTTCTTTCTTCTAGGCTGATACCATCTATTCTCTTCTTCTTCTATTAAAGCTCTAAATGTATCAATTTTTTCTTCTTGTTTTCCAAAACGTGCCATACCATTTAGTAAAGGTGCTATTTCCCATCCTATAGAATCTATATTAATATGTTTTAATTTTTTATCTTCTTTACTTTTAATTATCTCTTGTATGAAAGAATTCCCTGTAATTTTTAAATTGTTATATCTTCTTTCTTTATCTTGTCTCATTTGTTTTATGCCTTCCAATACATAATATCTAGTCTCCAAATCTCTTAAATCCATATTATCTGCTACCATACCCAAAGCTACTAAATCTAGATAGTTTTGAGAGTCATTGAACTTACATAACTCATCAAGAGCTTCACAAAATTTATGTACAACCCCTACTCCTGAAAGAGTTTTATTAGGATAATTATCTAATTGTGGATTGATAACTATACTATTATTTTCTTTGAACTCTGTATTTTCTTCTAATAAATGATGGTCTAAAACTATGATATCTTTACCCATGTCAATTAGCTTTTTTTGTTCTTCATAATCAAAACTTCCTCCATCAGGGGATATAATCAAATCTATGTCATCTAAATACTCTAACTCTTTAAATTCTTTTAAAATAATTCCATGTTGTTTTCCTTTATGAACGTGATATGTACATTTAATTTTAAAATTATTGTATATGTAATTATAAAGATAAGTAGCACTTGTCATTCCATCAGCATCACTATCTTGTATAATATGGATATGATTTTTTTTATTTGCATGTGTTAAAAAACAATCTATACCTTTTTTCATATTATTCATTTTGCTCCAATGATGAGTGTTATTTTTATTAACATTTAAAAGAGCTTGTATGTCTGTAACCCCTCTATTTTTTAAAAGTATTTGTAATAAATTATTCCTCACTTCTTCATATTTATTATTATTTATTACTTTCCATTTCACTCAATCACTCCTATTCTTGATCTTCTTTATAGTATCTTATTTTTTCTTTCATTAAATTTTCTAATGTATCCTTACCTTTGTCGGTAGGAGCATCTTTATAATCCAATCTATTATCAGTACAATAGACAATATAAACATTCACATAATTCACTAATTTATCAGCTATTTTACAAACTTTTTTAATATATTTATCATGTTCATCACTATCTATATCTTTATATTGTTTGTCCAGCCCTATAATAACTTCATTTACTTTTAAATCATAAACTAACATATCTCTTTGAAAATTACTTAAATTAGAGCCACATACTGCCAGACAAAAATTTTCATTAGGATAATAACTTTCACATTGCATCACACTTTTTTCAGATTCAACTAATAAAACTTTTTTCTTTTTTCTAATGGTATCCTTATTTTGATAAATTCCATATAAATTAAATTGTAATGGATGTGCATACATTTCGTTTTCTAATCTAGTGGGCATATATTTTTGATTGTTATCTATATGATGTTGTAAAAAATGTCTTGATCTTATCCCAATTAAATCACCATTAATCCCGTAGTGTGGTATAATTGCTGAAAATTCAGAAGTATGAAAACATATGTTGAATTTTTTCATAGCTTCTTTTAATATATGTTCATTTTCCCAAGAAGATGGATAAATTTTATCAAAAACTTTTAGAATATCTTTATTATATTTGGGAAGGGTAGGATTAGTCTTGGTTACGTTTTTTATTTTTTTATATTTATTAATAAAATCCCAATCATTTATCATTTTCTTTTTTTGTCCAAAAGTTTTAGGCTTCTCATAATTAATTGTTAAACCAATTACTTTAGCAACATAGTTTACTGACTGGGAAAAAGTCCAATTATTAATATTCATAAGCAAATCAAAAACACTTAAATTACCACACTCTGTAAAACAATAAAAATATTTTTCTTTTTTTAAATAATACAATTTATAACTATTGCCACAATGACAAATTGTTTTACATTTAATGCTTTGGGGATTGTTTTCATCTTTATATTCAATGTTGAACTCATTTAATATCTGAATAATATGTTCGCTTGTTAACTTTTCAAGAATTACGTCTGTTGTGACCATAAAAAGTCACCTCTAATCTTCAA